GATATTTTATAATTATAAATAGATACATTTTGATACAAAAAAAGAACTTACTCAAGTTCTTTAATTTTTGCATTTATTCTCTCTTTAATTTTTCTTATTCCTGCTTCACTGTAATTATATTTTCCTGATAAATATATAGCACTTTTCTTAAGAATAAAATAATCATAACAAATATTATATTTTACACTATTTTTATCAACAATCTGCAATATTGTTTCTTCAAACAATTCCTTAGACATTCCTCGGTATAACGGTTTATATTTCTTCTTAACCAATTTTAAAGTAAAATATGATAATGCTACTCCCAATATTATTGGTATAAAAATACTTATTCCAAGTGGAGTAGTTATTCTATTCAAAATATAATATGTTAAACTAGAAATTATAAAACAATGTGTCATATTTTCTAAATGAAATGCTTTACCAAAAGTTCTTTTACTCAACCAAAATGATGTTATTATAAATAAACATTCTATTAAAGTACCATTTAATTTTGCCATTATCAAAATAAATAATACTGTGAAAACATTCCAAAAAAGACTTAAAGCAAAATAAATAATAAATGTAATTTTTGTTTCTTTATCTTGCTTTTTAAAATTACGCAATTTTTTTCGCAATTCTTTTAGCAATTTCGAAAAGTTTATTTTCTTTTGCAAAGAAGAACCAACTTCCTGATGGCATAAATTTGCACCTCCCTCAAAATATAATTTATATGTAAAAATTAATAAAATATATTGGTCTATATTTAAAAGAAAATCCATTACTTTATTTTCATAATTGGAAATAGGAATTTCACCTCTTGTAATATATGATATTAATTGATATAACAAAATTAAAAATATCATAATTAATGGTTTTTTAATTTTAATTTTTTTATTTATAATAACTGGAATTGTAAACCATATTATAAAATCTAAAATACACTTTAATTGATTGACTAAACCTATTTTTAATAAAACAAACTGTCCTATCATTTCAATGACTGTAGCTATAAACGAAATAAATTTTAAATTTTTATTATTACAAACTATCGAAATATACACATAAAACATCAAATATAATGTAATAAAATCAATTACATAAATTAATTTTGTGCTTCTTAAAATTTTCTCAATATTTATTAAAAATATATTTTCAGTGTCTAAACCAAAATAATCTAATCCAATCAATTTCATTATAAATATTATAATTAATACTAAAAAATACACTTTTAAATTTGTCTTTAAAAATTTATTAAAATCATTGAACATTTAAATCCCCCTATTTTTAATTATCATAACCAACTACTCTTAATCTGTTTTTATATGTTTTTAAACCTGCATTTCTACTAAAACTATTATATTTTGTTGTTAGTTGATTTATCTTTTCTTGAGTTTTTAAAACTTCTTTTTCATTGCCACTTGCATCAGCTATGATATTTCTGTCTTTTTGCCTTCTTATAGCAGTTTCGAGTTTTCTTTGTACTTGAGTAGCCTCATATTTAGTATATGTTTTTCCCTCAAATTTCACTTCTGCAAGGCTTTCTTGTTTAAATTGATTTAACATTTCTTTTGAATAGCTAGGTTCTTGTACACCATATATAATGCTAAACATAAAATGCTTGCAATTCAAAGTGCCTATTGGTCTATCAAGTTTACTATTAATTCTTTCTTTTAATTGTTCTAACGTTTCGTCTTTTCTAGCTTTGTACTGTTTTCCTTGAATATCTAAATGGTCTTTTGCACAAAGAGAATGAACTGATATTTCTACACCATTTGCTCCCAACAATTCCCCTATTTGTTCTTGAATACCAATATTTACTTGCCTTAGACCCGTTAAAACATTTTGTCTAACAGCACTATCAATTCTCATATTATAACCATTTTTATAGGCTACTTTTTCTTCATGAATTTTTACGCCACTATCGGCAAGACCTCTGATAGTTTTTTGCATTGCTGTTTGATAGTCTTGTACGCCAATAGAAACGTTATAAACTGCCTTGTCAATTAATTCATTGTAAACTGTCGTTAAAGGTTTAAAAGTAATGTTTCCTTGTTTATCTTTTAAACTAAAACCAATATTTTGAGTTCTAGATAAATTTAAAAATGTATCATCTGTTTGCTTTTTAATGCTTTCTACTATTCTTTGTAAAGGCTCGTTATCTGCATAGCTTATAAACTCACCATTTTTTGCTCTTTGATAAACTTCACTAAAATCGGCATTCTCTTTTGCGACTTCATCTAACAAAATATCAATATCTTTAATAGATTTTCCTGTTATTTTTGCTAAATCATTTTTTAATTTTTCTAAATCATATCCCATTCTTAGCTCTTGAGCTAATGCGTGAGCTTGTTCCTCTGTCAACCCATCAAATTGTTTGACAACGTTCCCTAAAACTTCAAGAACTTCGGTATTAAAGCCGTTGAATCTGTTAAAAAACCTTTCTAACGTTTTATCCAGTTTTTTATCATCTTTCATATTAGTAGCCTGTTGTCCATCCTTGACTTTCTAAAGTTGTCCATTCTTCTAGTGTTCTGCAATAATTAGCTTGAGTCTGATTTAAACCAATAAATCTCAAACGTTTAGAGCCTGTATAATTCACACATGTGAGCAAGAATTTTAAAATATTTCTTAAACTTTCATTTGATAAATTTCCACATTCTTCAAACATGTGCTGTAAAAGTTCGCTACTACTTCCTGTAACGCTTGAACCATCAAATTGAGGTACATTTTCTAAACTAGAACATCCCGAAAACATTCCTTCAAATTTTTCTACGCTAGCAGTGTTTAATTCAGGGACACTTGTTAAATTTGTACAACCTTCGAACATCCACGCCATATTAGTAACATTACTTGTATCAAATAAAGGAATTTCTGTTATTTTGTTCCATCCATAAAAGAAACCGTTTAATTCTGTAATTTCGTCATCTAAGTAAATACCATCTGGTATCTTTTTTATAATGCTTCCAGGGTTGTATGTGTCTATTTTTTTGTCAAAATAATCTGATAAACTGCCTCCACCACCAGCATTTTTTTTGCCTAATAAATAACTGAAAATATCCATTATAAATGCCTCCTAGTACCCTGTGATCCAACCATTAGAAACTAAAGTTTGCCATTCATCAAAATTAGTGCATGTTGTTGCCTGTGTGTTTGACAATCCAGTAAATTTTAAGCTTTTATAACTAGACTGAATTGTACTAGGTATTGTTGTAAATGCCTTTATTATCGAATGTAAACTTTCGCTAGTTAAAGAATTGCAATTTCTAAACATATTTTGAATTTGAACTGCAGATATCATATTCCAATTTGAAATGTCTAAATCCCTTAAAGCTGTACATGTAGAAAAACAATTTATAAAACTGAATGATTTAGAAACATCCCAATTTGAACACTGAATTTCAATTGTTTTAAAACAATTGTAAAATGTATTCTCAAAACTGGTACTGTTCGATGTATTAAGCATATTAACTTTAAAAATAAAATTACTGACTTGATTATTGCTTGCAAAACAATAACTAAAATTGGTTACTTTTGAAGTATCAAAGTCATTCAAAAATGAAAAATCACTTATTTTAGAATCACCAAACATATAATACATGGAAGTAATTTCCGAAGTGTCAAGCCATGATAAATCTGGTTCGGCAATATTGCAACCGTAAAAACTAACAAAGTCAGGTTTTATTTTTGCAGGTTGTGGAGGCTGTCCACCTCCAGTTTTTTTCCCAAGCAAATAGCTAAAGATATCCATAGTTATTCAACTTCTTTCCACTCTTCGTTTTCTAAATCATAGAAATAAATTTTTCCTGTGTCAATTTCAATAAATGTTGAACCATTGTCAATTGTTTTACCGTTTATTTCAGTTGGTTTTGTATCTGTTGATAATCCTCTCAATTCCACAGTTATTTTTGTGTCCTCAGGTTCAATTTTATTGTTTCTTACATCATAAATACTTATCATAATTAAATCCTCCTTTTAAATTAATTATACTATATTTTATTCTCCAAGTAAATCATTCATACTTGGTTCATTTGCTTTAATCTCTGCAATCTTAGCTTCTGCAATTTCTTTGGTCTCTCCAAAAATTTTCATTCTATATTCAATGCTTGAAATAATACCAGCTTGCTTTTCTCTTAAAGCTCTGCTACTTTCTGCCTCTTTATCTTCGATTATCGAATCGTCAAATTTTATTACCATATTATCGGTATTGATATTATAAGTGCCAAAAGCAGTTGATGCATAACATACAGATTTAACTAAATCAAATATAGCCGACTCATAGCCTACCTCTAGTTTTTTCTTTCTTCTAAACATTTTACTATTTGAACTAATTACTGCAGTTGCTGTACTTAGATTTGTTCCATCAAAATGATAATAATTTTCTCCAAATCCAACACTATTACCTAAAATATTTAATTGAGTGTTTAAAGTAGCAATTTGTTTGTCTGTTCTTAAATCGTCACTATCACTTTGAATTAAATCGTCTTTATTGGCTCCCTCTGGCAACTGATAAATCGTTGTATCATTTGGATCAAATACCAATCTTTGAGTACCGTCATCATAATTAAACATATCTGCTCTTGCAAATGTTCTTTTTTTGCCATCATTTATTTCATCTTTTAGAGCATCGAAAGTAATGTCCACTGCTTTTATTTTGTCAATAGCATTTGCAAAATATGGAATGCCAAATGGATTGTTCTTAAACAAATTATTAGTTATTAATGGTTTAAATATTGAGAACCATTTTATATTTGACCTTGTATCAAAAGTTTTTAAAGTATTTTCTAAGTCTACAATTTCAGTTAAGGTTCCTCTTACATCTCTAAATAAGTGATTGTTTATTATGTAATTACCTGCATTGTTTAATTGATGTACACTTAATATAACGTATTTTTGACCGTTTACATATTCAACACTAGAAAATGCACATTCTGTAACTTCTTTATTATTCCAACTTAACGGAAATATATCCTCAAAACCAACTGAATTTACTCTAGTTTTAGCGTTGCTTATATCTAAATACATCCCATCTTCATTTTGTATTAAATCATAAACGCTCGTAACAGTAGCCTCGGTTCCTAGAGCTCCTGCTTGTTCAAGAACTTGATTTATTAAAACATACAAATCCAAGTCATTTACTAACTCATCAAATTGTTTTTGTGAATTTTCATTGTCCATAGAAATTTCACACTTTTCAGACCAAAGAATGTCTGCCCAATCCTCACTAATTTCTTTTGCCATATTTAATGTATATCTTTTTTTATTTACTTTTTTTCTACCATTCCAAACATAATAATTATGAAATGATTTTACATTTCCTTCATACCATGATAACCATTGATTATAATATTGTTTCATACTATCTTTAATTTCAGGGTTATAATCGTATTTTCTTTGCAAAAAATCCTCTAATTTCATCATCCAACCTCCAAATCTTAACAATTACACTCAAATTGATGCATTTTTGAGTTTAATTGTACTTAACTGACGTTATTTTATCATAAAAACTAAAAAATGAATACTCTGATGCGTCCAAATCATCAATTGGCGTTGTACCATCATCAAGCCTTTCATCTTCTTTTTTAGGATTCCACAAGGCTTGAGTGTATGCTTCAATTAAATATTTGCATTTTCTAAGAATAAACCTCCGTTTTTGACCAAATAACGTACAATCTAACTCAATTCTATCAACAATACGCCCTTTTGTACAGTCTTTTACCTGTAATGGAATAGCATTCTTTTGTAAATGTTTGTTTAAACCGTAAGTAATTACCTGTCCTAGAGCTCCATAATCCCCGAAAGCATGAGTTACTTTTCCATAATTTTCAACAATTCTTTTATAAAACTCTATAAATTTATCATACATTTGTTCGGGACTGTGTAATCCTGTTAGCTTTTCCTCATCTAATGACCATATTTCTTTGAAATAAGGTGTTATTCCTGTTGCTTTGAATTCTGTTTCACATTTTGTTGCTCCGTAGTCTATACCAATTGATATTATAAAAAAGTTCAATTTATTACCATTTTCATCAAGTGGTTTTTCTTTTATAAAAAGACTCGGATTGTCTGCAAATTGTCTGTATATCAAACCTTCGGCGTTTTTCCATTGCGTTTGTTACCGTATAAGCTCTTTATCTTATACTTCTTATAGTTTCCTATAAGTTCAGACTATCTCTTCACCTCAATAGAGGTGTCGGTATTTCGTGGGAGTTTTTTCTCTTTGAGATTACTTCTCCTAGTCGTTAAACCTTACTAATGTCACCATTAGCATTGGTAATTGATTGGCATGAGTTATATATTTTTCCAAGTTTTCCTTAAACAAACTTTCATTAAACCACTTTTTGTTAATTGTGGATAATCTTTTAATATAAATCTTGGTTTTTCACCATTGTCATATCTTTTTCTAATTTCAATCACATCTTTTTCTTTTAATTTGCTTTTGAAATTATTTTCTCCACTCATCTGTTTTGACACTTCTTTTCTTCTTTTTTCGCTTTTGTTAGCTTTTACTATTTTTTCATATCTTTTATTATAATTGTTTTTCCAATCCTCTTTAATTTTAATAGACATTTTTTGTAATTCTTCTTTTGTATGTTTTTTACCATACATTGGATTTCCTTTTCCACTGTTTTTTTCAGAAATTTTATCTCTTGCACTTTGAGGTTTTATTTTTCCTAAACCATATTTATTACCTTTATTTCTTTTTAACAAGGCTTGCCTTGTACTTTCAGGTTGTTTATAGTTAGGTAATTTTTCTCCACCTTCTGAACAATTATAACCATTTTTATAAGTGTCATATTTTTTAATAAATTCTTTTTCTTTTAATTCTAAACCTTCCATTTCATCAACTTCTAATAAAACACAAAATTCAAAATTTTTTTCACCATATTTATTAAATGCTCGTTGTAATTTTTGACTATGGTGTTTATTGTGTTTTAATTGATATAAATGATGTTCAACTCTTTTTTTATAATTATTTGTCATACCAATATACATTTTGTGGTTTATTTTATTTTTTATTGCATAAACACATTTCATAGATATCACCTAATATAATTATATCATATTTTTATGCCTTCTGCAATTATTCATATAACTTTTAGCGTTCCAATTTTAAACCGATTTTCATCTAAATATCACTATTTAGCTGAGCCAATGTATTAACCCAAAATTAACCTGTCATAATAAACTGTATTTTCGTATTCTTTACACAAATTATCAACAAATTCTTTACTCAGGAACGGATTATCAAAGATTGTATAGTGCTGTACATAGACATCAAGTTCTTTTTCATCGACTGTGTCCAAAAAGTCTTTTTTTAACCAATGTGATTGGTTCTCAGGATTTAACGCTCCATCAAAGCAAGAATAAGGTTTATCAAGTGAGCCTAAAAGCATAAAAAACACTTCTTTATTCCACTTTGCTATTTCATCACCGTAAATATATTTAATGCTAGTACCTTGTATTTTAGACACTTGACTCACTTTTTCAGCTCCAAGACAATAAACTTGTTCGCCAAACAACTTTGCTGTATTGTCAGCTTTTATAGTACCGATTAATGTTTTACCGTAAAGTTGTCTTAAAGGTTGTAAAACGTTACGTTCAATTGTTCCATTTGATACACCTAAAATAACGTACAGCCCATCTTTTCCAGACCGTTCCAAAATCCTTTCGGGGATAGTCCATAAAATATCAAGATAGGTTTTTCCACACCTTCTAGCACCTATTTTAAAATTAAAACGATGTGTAGCATTTCTTATAAATTCTTTTTGTTTTTCGGAAATTATATCATTCATTTTTCGCTCCATCTTTTATTTTTGACAACAATTCTTTAACTTTGTTTAAATCATCACTATTTGTTTCGTATTCAATTTTATCACGCCATTGTGCTTTTTTTCTGTTCTTTAACCAAAATATTTGTGCGGTAACATTGCCGTTCATAGCGTTTTTAAACAAGGCATTTTCAACCTCATAATCTACAACATCACGGCCTCTTTTTAAGGTAGCCTCAATAGTCGGTTCTTTTTTTCTCCATTCTTTTAAGGTGGTCAAACCAATTCCCATATTGTGAGCAATTTGTTCTTGCGTTAAACCGTCACGTGCCCAACCCTCAAGTAAAATAAGCTTATCGCTTTCAAGCCATTCATCAATTCTGCTTTTTGCCAAACAATCACCGCCTTAAGTCTTTAATCAATTATAACATATTTCCTTTAAAATTAAAATAGTAGTAAAATACTACTATTTAGTTTTATTTTTGGTTTTCGCGTTTAATAATCCAATTATTTTTTTGTTGCTTTTCTTTACATTTTTTAATAAAGTCATCAAATGAAATTTCAACGGTTTTTTCATTAAATTCAAATGATCTATTATTATCTATTTTATTATCGTTAATTTTATTATAAATCTCTGGAATTATTCCAATAGAGCGTAAATGTCCTTCTAATATATCTATTATTTCTTTTTTTGTTACATCGTTATATTTTCTTAAATATTCAATAGTTTTTATAGTTTTAAATTTCAAATCTTCAAAATCAAGATAAGCTTGTATTAATTCACTTCTCGGTATTTGTTTTAATTCTTTATCGACTTTTTTTGCAAAATTTTTTATTGTTTCTTTAAATAAATCCATTTTTTCTCACCTCCTTTTGATTTTTTTGTCTTGTAATAATTCAATAATTTTTTTGCCAATGTCTTTTCTAGGAACTATAATAAATCTTACGTTATAACGCTTTTTCATGGTCAGCATTATTTTTAATAAAGTCAATCCTTTAACTTTTGTATATTTTGAACTCCAATTTTTAATATCCTCAATTGATTTTATTTTGCTGTCGGATATTAAAAATATAAAATTTTCGCATCCCAATTCTTTAGCTCGTTGTATTTCTCTATGAATACGAGCGTGTTCAAGGCTATTGCATAAATTGTGTGCAATTTCTTCAAGATTAGCTTTTAAATCTATAATAACCTTTGTGTCGTTTAATAATTTAACATCTCCAGAATATAATTTATTACGAATCCATTTAATATTGTGTTTATCAAAATAATCAGTGACATATCCATCTTTTCGGTTTCTTGTATCCATTTCAATTATCATCAACATACCTCCATAAATATCCTTTGGCATATTTTTGTTGTCCTCTACATACTTCACCAATATTTTGTGATAAAATACCAGTTTCTTTTTCAGCTTGCATTAAACTTTCATATTGTTTAATAAAGTTACCATTCAAATCATATTGATTTACTTTTCTTTTGCTTTTTGAATTTTGGCTTATTTTTTTCTTTGTGTTTTCACTAACTTTTTTTCCTAATGCTTTTTCTCTTATTTTTTGTTTTGTTTCTTCATTATGTTTTTTACCATACATCGGGTTTTTATTGCCTATTCTTTTTTTCGCTATTTTGCTCAATTTCTTTTTAGTTTCCTCACTTCTTTTTATACCAGTTAACGCTTTTGAAATTTTATTTTTATATTCTTTTGTATGCATATATTCATGTGAAGCGTAAATTCCTGTTTCTTTGTATTTTTTTATTCTTCCTTCATAAAGTTTTCGAATGTGTTCTTTACTTATGTGTCTACCTAAACAATATTTGTTTCCTTTGCTTTTAGCAGCTATTTTTCTTTTTGTCTCTTCACTATGTGTTCCACAACAATTACCACCATTTTCTATGTTATATCCATATTTTTCATTATTACATTTATATTCTTTGATAAGTTGAATTTCTTTTTGTTCTGCTTGTTCTTTCGATAAATTAGTAAACAATATTTCATGTTTTACATTTTCCCAACCATATTTTTGTATTGCTTTATTCATAAGGGGACATAATTTATAGCCTTTTCCTTTATTCCATCTTATTTCTGGTTTTCTGCTTGTTATTCCAATATAAATTTTGTTATTTGGAAATATATGTTTATAAACTGTATAATTTTCTTCCATAATATCTCTCCTTTATTCTAAAAAACAAAAGAGATACTTATATGAACACTTTAGACAAATTATTGCTAGATGACCTGTCTAATGTATTCATATAAATATCCCTTTGTCATCTAGCACATTAATTATATCATATTTTTTAAAATAAATCAATTTTTATGGTATCAACTATTATAATATTATTCATTTTTCTCCTTTATTTTTTTAAATATCTATCTGCATATTCATAAATTTTATCCAATTTCATTTTAAATTCATTTAAATCAATTGACTTCACATAAAATTCACTTGCCAAACCAAACACTCGTTCGCTAATCCATCGTTCTTTTTCATCTTCATAATATTTTTCTTTTAACATTAACTCATATTCTTTAAAATGATTTGTTAAAATCTCATAATCTGTTAATTGTTGCATATGTAGCATAAACATCGGTTTATCATCTGCAACAGCATACATGAGATTTAAATCAAAAGTTTTGTATTTATTATAAAACACTTTTAAAAATTTCCAAAGTCTTTTATGTTTTACAAAATACTCATCTTTTAAAATTGTGTCTTTCATGTATTCAGGATTATTTAACAAGCAAGAAATTACTGTCAATTCCAAATCATCGTGTTTATTCATATTTTTTTATCTCCCTTTTTATTTAATTTTATTTTTTATTATTATATAATTCTTACCTTTTATATAATAAAACTTACATTTTTATAAAAAAACTTACATAAAACTTACAAAAAACTTACATAAATTTCCCTAAAATACTAGCAAACTTACATAACTTACATATTTTAGTAAAAGCTATATATATAGTACTTTGTTTTTTTAAAAAATATATT